GCCATTGGAAGATGACCAGAAGCCCACAGACCCCGTAACCGAGAACATGAATATCTTGATGGGTAAGCCTGTCAAAGCGTTCCAGTTTCAAGATCACGAAGCACATATCCGCACTCATATGGCGGCGATGCAAGACCCTAAGATTGCACAAGTCATGGGCCAAAACCCACAAGCGCAGATTCTCATGCAAGCTGCTAACGCGCATATTACCGAGCACGTAGCGATGGCATACCGTGAAAAGATTGAACAACAACTAGGTGTATCGTTGCCTGATCCAGAGGCTAAGCTTTCGCGCGAAGTCGAGTACCAGATGTCGGGATTGATTGCGCAAGCTGCAGGACAACTTCTAGGTAAAAACCAAGCTGAAGCTCGTGCGCAACAGGCTGCTCAGTCTGCTCAAGACCCACTGGTGCAAATGCAACAACAAGAATTGCAACTCAAAACTAAAGAAGTTGATATTAAAGAGAAGCAAATGATGATTGATGCTGCCGATAAAGCTGACAAGCTGGCGCTTGAACGAGAGAAACTTAAAGTTGAAAACGAACGCGAAGGTCTTAAGCTTGGTCTTAAAGCGCAATACGACCAAAGCAAATTTAAAGCTGATCAAGAACGTGAAGGTTTAAAAATTGGTGTTCAAGTTGCTCAGAGCAAAGCTCAAATGGCGCATGACCGAGAAACACAACACACCGAACACATGCATCAGGCATTGCAAACGCCGTTAACTACTGGGAAGGAGTCTGAACAATAATGGATATGATTGACGTTCTACGCAAAAAAATACGTGAACGCATGAACGATTTAGCAGATGCTATATCTGCTGGTCGCTGTAGTGATTTTGGTGAATACCAAAAACTCTGTGGAGTAATAGAGGGATTGGCTTACGCAGAGCGAGACCTGCTTGACCTCAAGCAACAACTGGAAGACCACGACGATGAGTGAAATCTTGATCGGTGCTAATCCCAACAACCCACAAATTGTTGGCTCAGTAAATTTTTCAGCAACCGCTGAAGAAAAAGCAACACAGCTCCCCATCCCGTCAGGCTGGCGCATCCTTTGTGCTATTCCTGAAGCCGACAAGGAGTTTGACAGCGGTATCGCTAAGTCAGATGAAACCCTTCGCATTGAAGAGACACTGACCACGGTGCTGTTTGTAGTAAAACTAGGTCCCGATTGTTATACCGATAAAACACGGTATCCGTCAGGCCCTTGGTGCAAAGAAGGCGACTTTATTTTGGTACGCCCCAACGCAGGTTCACGACTAGTCATTCATGGTCGAGAATTTCGCATGATTAACGAAGATTCCGTCGAGGGCATTGTGCTTGATCCTCGTGGCATTCGTCGCAAATAAGGAATAACCATGGCTGAATTTGAAAAGAATGAATTTAAATTTCCAGATGAAATTGACAAAGAATCTGAAGTTGATTTTGATCTGGAAGTAGACGAGGGTAAGGTTGAGATTGAAGTTGTTGATGATACCCCGCCCAAAGATAAAGGTCGCAAACCTTTAGATCGCGAGGTTGCTGATCCAACCGATGAAGAACTTAACGAGTACAGCAAAAAAGTCCAAATACGGATGAAAGAGCTGACTCATAAAAGTCACGATGAGCGACGCAAAGCAGAAGCGCTGTACCGCGAAAAAACGGAATTAGAACGCGCTGCACAGGCTCTGGCTGCTGAGAATAAACGATTGCAAGAGTACGTTAATGTAGGGCAACATGCTTACATTGATAAATCTAAGTCACTAGCGCAAATTGCTATGGACAACGCCAAGGCTAAATTTAAGTCTGCGTTAGACATTGGTGATACGGAAGCCGCTACCGCTGCGCAAGAAGAAATGATGGCTGCGCGGATGGAAATGGAACAGGTAAATAATTTTAAGCCTACCCCCTTGCGTGAATCAGAACAATCTGCGTATACTCAACCAACAACCGCTGCGCGCGATCCACACGAGACTTTAGATAATCGTGTTGTGAATTGGGCAAGTAATAATCCGTGGTTTCAGCGGCCCGGTGATGAAGATATGACAGGTTACGCGTATAGCGTACATAACAAGCTTGTCCAGAATTATGGTCAAGAGTATGTTCGTACAGACGAGTACTACAACAAGATTGACACTGCTATGAGGAAAGCTTTTCCAACACGCTTTGATGATGTTGAAGCGGATACAGAAGAAAAACCTCAAAAACAGAGCCGCCCCAAAACCGTTGTTGCTTCTGCACAACGCTCAACCGCACCGAAAAAAATTCGGCTGTCGCTTACGCAACAAAACGTAGCCAAGAAATTAGGTATTCCTCTTGAGCTGTACGCCAAAAAAGTAGCAGAATTGGAGGCCCAAAATGGCTGAAAACAAATTATCACGTGAACTAGAAACCCGTGCAGTTCAACAGCGTCCACAACAATGGATGCCAGCAGAGCTTTTACCAGAACCGGATAAAGAACCCGGGTATGAGTACAAGTGGAAACGAGTTTCGATGTTAAACGTTATTGACCCACGCAACATTTCTGCATCACAGAGAGAAGGCTGGGAACCAGTACTAACTAACGAACAGCCTAAGTTTCAAATGTTATCCGACCCAAATAGTCGGTTTAAAGACAATATTGAAATTGGTGGTTTGTTGCTTTGCAAGCGCCCAGTTGAATTTGGTCAGCAAGAGAAAGCATATTTCGACAAGATTACCAAATCTCAAATGGAAGCTGTAGATAATACCCTTATGCGTCAAAGCGATGCCCGTATGCCGATCTTTAAAGAAAGCAGGTCTTCTACAAGTTTTGGCAAGGGTTCTTAACTTTTATGGAGTTTTAAATGGCTTATCCAATTGTTCCGGGTCCTTACGGATTCAAGCCGTTAAATCTTGTTGGTGGTCAGGTCTTTTCAGGCTCGACACGTAACCTACCTATTCAGTACGGTTATGGCACTAACATTTTTTACGGCGATGTGGTCGCGATTACTCGCGGTTTTGTTACACGTATCACTTTAACCACTGGTGGCTCAGCTTCGACTGGCGCTACTGGCTATGGTTTGACTGGTATTTTCTTGGGTTGTTCTTTCACCGATCCAGTTACTAAACAGAAACGTTACAGCCAATTCTGGCCTGCATCGACTCTGGCTGGTGATGCTGTTGCTATCGTTACTGATGATCCTGACACTGTGTTTAAGTCTGCTGTTGTGACTGCACAAGGTGGCTCGACTATCGGTTCAGTTGCTACAGCCATGATTGGTTTGAACATTGCTGCTTCTGACTTGGCAGGTAATTCAAACACTGGTGATTCGTACAACGCCGTGTTGTCTACCTCTGCTGCTACGACTGCTGCTCTTCCTTGGCGCATCGTTGATATCGTTCGCGATACTTACGTTAACCTTGGCACAGCAACGTACTCAAGCGGTACTACGACTCTTACCACTAGTGCTTTACCAAACGCTTTGCCAGTTGGCACTGAAGTTGGGTTCTTGGCATCTAACGGTCAGTACGTTGGTACAGGCTCGTATGTCAGCACTGCTGCATCGGCAGGCGCTACTTCTGTTGTTCTCAATGCTCAGTATGGCACTATGAACGCCGGTGGTGTAGCTGCAACCGCTGCAACAATCCCAGCAAGCTCAACGTTGGTGTTTACCCAGTATCCAGAAGTTCTGCTCAAGTGGAACCAAGGCGTACATGAGTATTACAACAGCACAGCTACTCAAACCGCTTAATTAGGAGCTAATAATGGCTATTTCACGCGCACAGCTACTTAAAGAGCTTCTTCCCGGTTTGAACGCATTGTTCGGCTTGGAGTATGCTCGTTATGGCGAAGAACACAAAGAGATTTATGAAATTGAAACCTCTGAGCGTTCTTTTGAAGAAGAAACAAAACTGTCTGGTTTTTCTGCTGCACCTGTTAAAAACGAGGGTTCTGCCATCGCTTATGACAATGCACAAGAAGCTTGGACAGCACGTTACAACCACGAAACCATCGCATTAGGGTTTTCCCTAACGGAAGAGGCAATTGAAGATAACTTGTACGACTCACTGTCGGCTCGTTATACCAAAGGTCTTGCCCGCGCTATGGCTTATACCAAGCAGGTTAAAGCTGCCGCTGTTCTGAACAACGGCTTCTCTGCTCAGTATGTTGGTGGTGATGGCGTTTCTTTGTTTAATACAGCCCACCCCTTGGTCAACGGCGGCACTAACGGCAACACCCCAACAACCCCAGCAGACTTGAACGAAACAGCACTTGAAAACGCTGTTATTCAAATCGCTGCATGGACTGATGAGCGTGGTTTGCTGATCGCTGCTAAGCCCAAGAAGTTGATTGTTCCTCCTGCACTTCAGTTCGTTGCAACTCGTTTGCTTGACACTGAACTGCGTGTTGGTACAAACAACAACGACATCAACGCCATTAAGAACAACGGTTCGGTTCCAGAGGGTTACACCATTAACCACTTCTTGACCGCAACTAACGCATGGTTCTTAACCACTGATGTGCCTAACGGCTTGAAGATGTTTGAGCGTACACCCTTGCAAAACTCAATGG